TGCTGTTCACCACTTTTTATAATTGGAATTAGATCAGAAGATATTAACTCCCCTTCTGAATGCTTGAGTGCTGAGTCTATTAATGGCTCTGCCTCATCCCATACAAGATCAATATCTTCTGGACTTATAAGTAATACTTTAACCGAGCTTGACCCAAGATCCGGGGCTTCCCTTTTTAAAGTAATAGATCCCTTCTCCGCCTCCGGGGTTCCAGTTTGTCCCATCGGCGTATCTGACATCACCTTCTCGCGGTCTTTGCGGTTCGGCATGAGTTCTCTCCAATCTAAATGTTGCTTGATTGTATATAATATCGCCTAACCTTTGCAGTTCATTAATAAGATATACATCTATATCATCCTTATCTAAGGGTAACGGACCCGGAGTATAATGTGTTACAGACTTAACAACTCTATCTGAATATGTAGCCATTAATAGCTCCTGCTTCCCCTAGTTCCTGCATTCTTTACATCTAAAGTATAGCCATCAAGCCTCCAAGTTTGATCTCCTGTTGACTCAAACTTAACACCTATATACTTACCTGATACATTACAAGATACTTTAGACTGGGTAGCAGGGTTAAAGGTTGTTGGACCCTCCCATGTAATCGCCTCTTCTGTTGACATCTGATGACCCACATATACATTAATAGTAGAATCAGTAGATGCAGACATCTTAGGGTATACGGCAGTTACACGCTTTACCATTGCTTGATTATTAGCACCAGACTCATCTACAGTTAAGCCAGTCCGTTGTATATAGCTTGTCATATTAGATGTATCTGCTTTATTGCCAGCATTATCCCTATATATCTTTGTGTTAGTTGGCGAGGCCATACTTAAACTCTTACCAGCCAAGTTAAAGTAAGATGTGGATACAGACTCATTCCAATTAAGAGTATCAGTAGCCCATGTAGATGTTGCCGAGTTCCACGACCCCGGAGCTAGAGGATTACCCTCAGTGCCAAACTCAATAAAGCCAACATTAGGTAAGTCACGTATAGTAAAAGTATTATTGCTCCAATTCCATACAAGAGCTTTGTCACATTGGGCATTGGTTACGTTACCTGATGATACATAGCAAGCCCACATTTCTGTTTTATTGTAGTCAGCCGTAACAAAACATTTCTCAAATTCATCTCCATTAATATCATTAAATATAAAATCTCTCATTTTATGTGGCAGAATAGATGTAAGTCTATCACCAGTATTGATATACATATCACCATAAGCCATTACAAAATGACCACCATCAAACTCTCTAACGCAGTTCTTCGCTAAAGCTCCAACATTAGGAGATAGCTGTGTAAAGGAGAAGATAAACGGATTACCAACATAACTCATCTTATAAGTAGAGTATTGCTTATAGATCATAAAGTCACCGCGCAAAGGTAACCCATCAACTATAATACCTTTACTGTCCTCTAAAGCATACTCGCCAGCATCTACGGTAGCCGAGGTTTCATCCCATGAGGTCGGCACAGTTTGCGTTGCCGCCGCAGTAGACCACTTAACAAGACTAGTATAAGGCACTGATGATTTAGTAACATTTAACGCAATCAAGAAGGACTTAAAGGCTCTTAGCGATTTACATTCTGTACTGGCAGGCCAGTTGGTAAGGTCTGCCATTCTTGTGCTAACTGATGGTATCCCTGATGACAACGCCCAAAACTGGGGATCATCAAACCCATTGCTCATTATAAGTATTCCACCTAGAACAGTGGCTGTCCAATTCTCCTTAGCAGTTGCATTATAATCTCCGCTAGATCTTGTGATGTCTGTCCAAGTTGTTCCATTGTGTACATATATCTTTGTAAGCCCTCCGACTATCCAATAGTTTGCTCCACCTATTTCTAAGTTCGTAATAAAGTATGGATCTATAGGGCATGACTCCATAACCTCTAAATAACCGGGACTTTTTTGTATTGCGTTATGCTCTGCTCTTATATTATTCCCTTCTGTCCACGCATTGTTAGGCAATTGCCAAGCGTTAATATCTTTGACAATTCCAAATTCACCTACTTTCTCTATAGGAACTAAGCTCATACTTTGGGATATTTTGCCTTAATTTCAGATACTTTGGTTTGCCATGCGGCCAAACCATTCTCCGTTATAAATTCCAATTGAGCCTCAACCGTTCCATATTCAGCTACTCTATTCGTTACTGCTACTGAATTCTTTTCTTCATCAGTCTTTTCTGACTCAGACCATGTTTGCGTCCATACTCCAGACACTTTCACTGGAGACACTTCTGCTACATTATGAGTTTCAGATTCAGGCGCAGACACAGGCGCAACTTCAACGATACTATAATCTTCTCTAATATCTGATATGCTTAAAGCGTTTTTTGGAAAACTGACATTAGGGTTATCTGCTTTAAGGTCGATAACCGTATACGGATATTTTACAATCTGCTCATTTTCAATTTTAGCGTAGTTCATGCTATGTCCCTCATTTCTGTAAATAAATATTCATCCTTAATCAGTTCGTGAATTCCAATTCTCTTCATAACGGCTTTATGAGCATCTTGAAAAATGTCAGAACATTGATCCAAAAAGTCGTACAAATGATTTATAGATGGCATCTTTTTTTCATTAATCATTTTTTCAACTTCAGAAAGATAATCTGTTATGACTTGCTTGGCAGTTATAGGGTGAATGCCAAACTGCTCCAAATATTCCAAAGTCCCATTGCCTAAAGTACCGTTGGTCACCATATTTCTAACACCATTTCTGAACGCCATTCTGATGTGGTTAGATATTTCTTCTTTCTCCATGTCCATCTCATCCCAATTATCAGGAATATTATGAGAAGTTTTTATCTCCTCATAGACATCTTGATAAGTAGCCAGCTCTTTTAGCGCGGCTTCAATGTAGTTCTTAGATCTTAAAATTTGATTTTCTAATTCATCAGCTTTAAGAATTAATAACTCATCTCCACTTTTACGATACCGATCTATTTGTATTTTTTGTTTTCTAAAACGGAATGAAGCATCTTCTAGTGCTTCTCTTTTTCTTTCGATCTGCGACAATACTTGCCTCAACCTTCTGTACGGCGCATCACACAGCATTGTCAAAGTCATCAACTGACTTGTGGATTGCGTATTCTTTTTGGATGCCGTGAGATTAGCGCGATCAATTTCTTTCATTCTTTCATTGATCTTTGCCATTTTTTTATTATCAATTACAGCAAGCTCTGAGTTAATGTCAGATATTATGGATATTTCTTTGCTCATGCGTTGCTACACCCAGCCACTCCGTTTCCAGCGGCGATTAAGTTACCAAAATCTGTGGCGTTGCCAGTGCTGTTAATCGTGATGTAATCAATGACATCGCTGTATGCTGGAGTGTCGCCGCCAAAAAACAGTCCACGTTGATTGGTTCCATTTGAAGCCCCAGTATTGCCTCCTAAACTTCTGGCAACAGAAAGATCGCCAAAGTCTGTGGCATTACCTGTCGATCCAATCGTAACATAGTCCATTGTATTAACACGGGTTCCACTACTATTAACTCCGCCAGCGAAAACACCTCGACCTCCCGTTGCGTTACTCACCCCTTGAACTGACCTTCTCGATACCGTTAAATCACCAAAATCAGAAGCATTGCCAGTGCTGGTAATTGTGATATAGGAAATCACATCGGAATAAGTTGAAGATGTCCACCCACCACCTATAACACCGCGATCATCTGTTCCGTTTGAGAAAGCGCCATTACTTGATTTATGGGTTGATGGAAGATCGCCGAAGTCTGTAGCATCGCCTGTAGAGCTGATAGTAACATAATCCATTACATCAGATTCGCTTCCAGAGACACTACCACCTGCAAATACGCCGCGATCATCTTTTAAATTTGAAAGACCGCAAGTGTTTGAACGTCCAACTGTGAGGTCGCCAAAGTCAGTCGCGTTGCCGGGGCTTGAAATCGTGATGTAATCAATGACATCCGTGTATCCTTGACCACCACCATGTATCCCCCTGTCAGAGCCTCCATTGGAGCAAGCACCGCCATAAGTGTAAGTGCCAGTTAAATCACCAAAATCTGTGGCATTTCCAGTTGTCGATATTTCGACATACTGAATAACATTTGTGTTACCGCTGTCTGTTTCTGCCGCCATCCCAACACCGCGATCTCCAGACGTTCCAGCTCCAGCCGCCCCCATTAATGTATTTTTTTCAGTGAAGGCCGACATTACGATAAGTCCGCGCCTGCCTGAAAGCAAATGTGACATTACCGCCAGATGCTGTGTGTTGAAAAACATTTCCATTTTCAATATCCAACGTCACAGTACCATTGCCTGATGACGCATTATAGCTTTCTGAGTAATCCTTTATCTCTGGCTTACCTATAACATTATCTCCCATATTTAAAAGGTTCGCATCGCTAATAGTTATTCCACTGTTCTGCAATGTCTTTCCACCAGTTCCACTAAACCTTGCAATCGCATCATCTGTGCTAGACCCCGGCCCTGAAGCATCACCTACTGCTGTTTTACCATCTAACAGATTTAGTTCTGCCGCCGTAGTGGTTACTGCCGCCGCACCTAATGTAGTGAACTGTGACTGCAATACTGATTTAATTAGCCTCAGGTGGTCATCACCTTGCGACACAGGATCACTAGATGTTGGATTTGTAGCTGTTAGTTGGCTAATATATGTTGCTGTTTCTAATGCCATAATTAATCCCCTTTAAAAGTAGCCACTCGTATTCATTACTCTTAGCTCAGAACCAGAGTGACGATCTTTATCATCCTGAACTTGTAAATCGTTAACAGCTTGTCTGTAAGCTGTAGCCCATAACTGTACCCTTGCATCATTCTGTAAGAATGGTTCTGCCTCTAATAAAGCCCCATATAAATATATATCAGGATTATTTGTAAGCATACTATTAGTAGTAGCCGCAGGAGTTAATGCAGGTACTCGCTTATAATAAAGCATAGAATAACCATCAGCGGTTGCAGGTGCAGGACCAAGCCTAAAATTTTCCCCAATAATTGTAAAGGCTTCTGGTGTTCCAGAAGTAGATCCTCCCCATATCCTATTCATTATCTCTGGAGTAACATAAGATAATGGAACTATAGGATCAAGAGTCAAATGAAATGTCCTCGCCTGTATATAATCTGTAGGCAATGTATAATCCCTAGTACCAGCAGTTAATGTTCCAGTAGCCGTAGTTTCCATAAGTCTAAGCCGAAGGTTACGGTTGATCCTTGCCTCGGCTAAGTCTATAAATTCTTGTATTCTATCTGTTAGGTCACCCCTGTCTAGCCAGTTAGCCACAGCAGTCTGGAGTTCCGCATAAGTTCCTATCGCCATTACCTTGTCATCTCCGCAATATATACTGTTCCTGATGCTGATACTTGTAAAGCAGATACCTTCTGCCCTGAACTAATACGCCAATAAGTAGGCCAATCTTTCTCTTGATAGCCATCACCAACAGGATCGTACTCTTTCCATGAGTTTGTTTGTGCCGACCATGCGCCAGATACCTCGCTCCATGCAACATTCTCTACCTCTCCACCAAATGCAAGATAAGCATCCTCTGTAGCTGTTATCATTACAGCACTTATACCAGAGCCAACCGCCTCTGCCATTTCGGTAGAGGTTGTAGAAGTGGTTATAGAATGCAATTTATTTGCAAGTCTATAAGTATCAGGGTTAGGAATTCTCATTCAGTCAATTCAGTAATGTATACTACAGAGTTGCTTGATCCTGCTCTTAGCCCTGCAACGCGATCTCCTCCACTCACACGCACATAATGAGGCCAGTCCTTTATAAAGTATCCGCCTGATCCAGAAGTCGCCGCATCACCATGTTTTGTTATCTTAATAAATACAGGCTCACTTGCATTAATCATGATTGCGGTACATTGTGCAGATATAGCATCGCTCAATAGTACTGAGCTATCAGTAGCAGTAAACGTATAGTTAAAATTGTTTAATCTGTATAAATCTGCCATCATTATTTCCTCTATAGTTTTGTTGGTGCAGTTCTAAAAAACTTATTGTCTGGGTCATTTAAATATTTAGCCAGCAACTTAGGGTCTTTATCAATTGCTCCATTAGTTTCGTTCTTCCATTGCTCATAGACATTAAAAGGAATAGAGGCTACCTTATGCCAGTCCCCTCTTTTGCCTGTTGTTAGCTTATCCCCATATATATTATATTCTTTTTTATTCTGCTCTATAGTTGGAGTAACATCCTGATATGTAGTTATAGATATTTCTCCATCAGGCTCTTCTATCCATTCCTGATGTCTATAAGGCATTACATCTAATAGCTTACCTGATCTTCTTTTCATCCTACTAAAAATCCCTTGCCGCCTATAGCTTTAGTCTGGTCTTTAGACCATTCTTTTAAATGCTCTTCAGCAGTCTTTTGTTTAGGTTTATCTGGTGCTTTAACTTTTTTAGCACCAAATGCTTTCTCTAATTTACTTTCGTTTCTCGGAACCATAAAGTCATCACCCATTTTTCACCCTCATGTGGCGGCAATCCTTGATGCAACGATAAATCATGCGCCTGATTATTTTCATCTACATTCCCAAACATTAATAATCTTCCACCAATAGATCCGATAATTAAATTTAATTTTGGAAATGCAGTAGATCCACCTACAGCGTTATTCAAATACAATAAACAAGTTAACAGTCTTTGCCCACCATTCTCAAGATGCACTCCATCTAGTGCGTCATAATGTGGCTTATACTCTTGGTCATTAGTATAGCGCAAAACATTAATAGGCTCTGCTCTTTCTAATGGTATGGCTGCTATATCTGCAATCCTTTGGCATACCTCTGGAAAGTCAGAGTGACTAAGCCAAGTTCCGTGAGAAGTTCTATCTTTATCTGGAACCAAACCGTCATCTGTTGCTACTGTACTTCTTTCTAGTTTACCTCTTGAATGTTCAATGATTTGATTGCATTCTTCAGAAGAGATAACACCATCTACTACCGCAATGGTAGGAGTCTTAACATACACAAACATTTCTACCCCTTATTTAAATGGATCTTCTACCTTATGCTTAGGACTATTGCCCGGAGATTTATATCCAGACTTGCCTGTTTCCAAGCTCTTGATGGCTTTCAATAAACCTTCGTCACCACCCCTGCTTACAGGGGAGTATAAAGTGATTGGACCCTCTACTTCTTTTTTCTTGCTCATTAGCCTTTCTCTTTTTGATTGTCTTGACCTTTGACGTTACCGCCAGTGCCTAGTTTAGAAATGATGCCTGTTATACCACCGTAAGCATCCCCAGAACTCTTAAAAGATTTGTCAGCCTTAACTCCTGCCTTACTATCTGACCAACTTTCAACGCCTTTTTTCATAACTACCTCCTCACATAATGTAAAAATACTTGGGCTAGTTTACTGCCCTCAAATTTATCCCTCCAGTGAGGGCTTTCGATTCCTTTGTAGATAAGTCCATCTCCTACATCTAGGTCTATCTTCCTACCTCCGTAAGTTAAGTCTCTACCCTCATTGAAGGGATCTAAATAGATAGGCCATATGTCCTCATTTAATTCTCTTCTTAAAGTTAAGGTAACACTAAACTCACAATTATGTTTATCCGTATGCTTCTTTAACTCATCACCTTTTTTATAAACCCTAAGATAAGAGTATGTTGGAATTAACTCTACTCCAGTATGCTTTTCCATGTCAGGCAATAAATAACATAGTAAGTTCTTCATTGCTAAGTCATCATGCCAAGCAGGAGTGTTAGGTATCTGGTCGTCTACAAATCCGTGAGTCTCTTTTGTTGGTATGGCATCAGGAAGTGTCGCTTTGTTATAGGCATATACGCCAAGAAAATCCAACAGTTCACCAGTTAATAACCCCCTTATTGTTTTAAATCTAGTATGCCCAAGAGACATATGAATATCTTGCTCCTTTAGTTACAGGCTCTACTCTATGTGGATACATGAAGTTAGATGGAAATATAATTACATCTCCCTTTTCAAAAGGAATGACTTGATCTCCCCACATTACAAACTCACCACCTTCAAAGTCTTCATTTAGTTGTCCTACAATGGACAACATCGGGATACCTTTTACATTTCCATCAAACAACGAACTAATATGGTCACAGTGTTCTGCCATTTGGTGAGACTCAGCATACTTTAAAAACTTTATCACTGAATAACCATTCCACCCATCAAACCACTTATAACCAAAACTTCTTACATACTCTGTTAATGCTTTTGATAAACTATTTATAATAACATTATTAATATGAGCATGATCCTCACTCCAGTCAGGGCTTTTAAATCCTATAAATTCTGGTTCTGCATTTCCAGAAGGCTTAGACTTAACTTCTCTTTTCCATCCAAAGCCATGTTCAGGATCATTTGTTTCATAACCAGTAAAGTCGTGACTTTCCCACTGGCTTTTCTTTAATGTCTCTAAAGCGTACTCACAAAAATCTACACTTAAAAAACGTTTCTTGTGAAATAAATAATCTTTTATATTTTCTTTCATAAATAAGTGGGGACTTTTACGCCCCCACTCTTACACCTATACGTCAGCCAAGAAACCGTTAGCCGCTTGGTTCTTAGACATAAGACCGTACTCAGCCAGAATCATCTGCTTTATACTGTCCCCAGTCTTTGCTAGACTTTCAGTCATGAACGGACGTAAATACGCCACAGCCCAGAAATCAAAGTCTATAAACCAGCAGTCTCGCGCTCTCTGGAACCGATCTGGAATTATTTTAAAAGTTCCAAAGTCGGAAACATAAACGTCAACAGATGCCACAACATGAGCAGGTGCAGACTTATCTGCTGCTGTCCTTAGTTCTGACACTGTTTGGGTTAACGCCGAAATCACCTGCTTATTAGCAGAGCCAACAAGAATGGTGTCTGGAGTTCCACCGCTATCAAAACATTCTTTGATTACGGTTTTCATTCCAGCTTCGGTTAGTGTCCCTGTTGATGTAGCATCACTAGCAGTATCCGTACCATTACCGCTAGAAGCCGAACCTAAACCGGGTGGTGAAGGTGCGCCTCCTAAAGTGTGGTAATTGGTAGCTACCCATGCACCTAGACCTGCTGTCGTTCTAGCGGTCGCAGGACCGGGGCTTGGGCCAGCACCAGCGGATTGTGCTACGTTATCCATCAACATCTTTTCCATATCGCGCTTCATTTCTTTAGCACGTTTCGCTAACTGATACGCTTGGGAAGATTTACGCCCAGCAAAATTAACGGCCTCGGCTGTTCCAGAAGTCTGGACGGCTTTAACCGATATTTGGGTATAATTCCCCACCCTTGTGGGTTCGCTTACAGCGGTAGAAGTTGGATCATCACCTTCAGTGGAGCGATTAGCCGCCGCCGCTGTTAGTGAGTCCGTCTGCCACTCAAAGTAAGTATTCTCAGCAGTCTCTCGACCACAACCACTTAGGAATGGTGTCTCAGTTGGCGAAATATTATAGATGATATTACTAAGATCTTCCCTGATGCCTACAGCACCATAGGTTTCCCTAGTATTTGTAGGAATAGCCATAACATTTCTCCTGTTTTAAAGTTCAACAAAGTCCTCAAATAATCCTACTGCGTCATTTACATGACCTGACTCTCTGAGGCGTTTCATTTTGTTTTGACGCACAGCTTTATTGCTAGCTTTCTTTTCAACACCTTTGCCACTTTTAACAACTTTAACATTTTTCTTTACCTTTTTAGTTTTAACGTTGTTAGCTTTCTTTTTGTCGTCCTCCCACGCTTTAGCTTGCATCATGATTAGGATAGAACGATGATCAAATAACTGACCAAGCTCTTCATCTGTAAAACCTTTTGATAAAGCAAATTCCCTTAGTCCTTTAGCTAAAACCTTTTGTTTCTCTGGTTCGCCCCAAGCTGGCAATATAGTTGCTAGTTTTTGGTATTCACTTTGCGCCCATTGATTAAACTGTTGCTGTTGAACTTCGGCTTGTTTCTGTTGTTCGTATTGAAATTTCTGTTGTAGCTTTTGTATATTGTCTTGAGACTCACGATATTCATCCCGTTTAGTAAGGTACTCTTCCTTATCTTCCGCTTTCAATCGTTCCCAGTCAATATTTTCATACTCTTGTAGACCAGATAAGTTTAACTCAACTGCGCTACTTAAAGTATTAATGTACTCCTGTCGAGCTTGCTGTGTAGCCTCAATTTCTTGCTGATAATATCGTCCAGCCTCATCAAGTTTTTTGCGATACTCACTTAGCTCTTGCGTCTTTTTTGTATAATCCTGTTGTCGAGAATATCCATTTAAGAGTTCTTCTTCAGTAACCTCAAACTCTTCACCGTTAACCTTAACAGTGTAAAGATCAGGTGTGTTGTCCTCCTCTTCAGTGATTTCTTCTTCGACTTCGGATTCTTCTGAGTCCTCCTCCTCTGCTTTTAATTCCTCATCAGACTCTTCTTCAGATGTCTCTAATGATTCCTCTTCAGCTTCGGTCGATTCTTCAACGTCTTTTATCTCTTCAGACGTTTCGGCTTCTTGCTTTTTCGGATTCTCCTCTTCAGGTTCCGATAAAGATAGAAACGCATTTTGCGCCTCCCTTATGCTTCCTTCTGGAAAGTTTGGGGAAGGTACTGCTGGTTGCGGTTGCTGTTGCGTATCCGCCATAATAAACTCCTTTAATTAGATAAATGGGTGTTGCTTTTCAAGAACCTTGTTCATGTGTCCAGTTTCAACTATAGACTTTATATGACCTTCGATTCTATCAAGCAGTCTCATTGCAAGCCAGATTGACTCTCTAGCTTCAACTTCTGTAGAACCGCTGTGACTCCAGCGATCCAGTAAATCTTTTTTTATTACATCAAACGACTCATTAAACAACGGATCATCTAGGAGAGACTTAGCTCTCCTTTCCCTCTCATCAGGTAACATTAAGTTGCTCCTATCGCTACTGCTCTATTTTGTTCTCTCTCTAAGTTAAGCTCCTGCTGTTTAAGACTGGAGTCAACTTGTAACTTTTCATATTCTTGTTGGATCTTTTGCGCCTTTAACTGAAGCTCTCCAGCTTTAATCTCTAGCTCTTGTCTTTTGATTTGAGCCTCCATTAAATCTGCTTGCTCTTTCGGTGAAGGTTGTTGCTGTTGAGGTGGCATATTAGCAGGATTAGTTAAGTAATCATCAACATTTTGAAAGCCCATTGATCGAACTAAAGCCGCACCTAAGTTATACATATTCTGCTCATTAACAATTCTTAGGCCGCCCTTCATGGCTTCTCCTGCAAATTGCAACATTCTTGAAAGGTGAGCCATTTGCTGATCTTTGTTCCCATTACCCAAAGCAACTGACACAGTGCAATCAAACCTATCATTCCAAGCGTCAGGACGAACAGGAACCCACTGATTGCGTAACATAACAACTCTTTCATGGTCTTGGTTTTTAAGTAATAACTCATAAATCCTCAGCATTAAATCTTTAACACCTGTCTCTGCAAAATTCCTGGCAATCAATTCTACTCTACTTTGAGCCGCACCCATGACAGCATTAACAGCCGTAGCTGTAGTATGGGATGTTAAAGCATTCTCATTTAATCCTTGTGACATTCTTGACACACCAGCCCTAGACTCTCTAACTCCATCTAAGTATTCTAACATCTGGAATGAGTAAGGCTCTAATGAAGGTGTAGCCAAAGGTGTAACTGCGTTTGGAGACTTAACCCTTACCACACCACCGGGTCTTTGCGTTAAGAGGTCATCAAGGTTAGCCTGACCCTCCAAAATTGCATACCTCCCAAAGTTCTGGTTATACATATTGTCCATAAGATTACGCATTAACGTACTCTTCATTAGCTGAATATCCATCACTAGATCAGCTATAGACAAACCAAAGAACTTATGCGGTATCTTAATTGGAGTAATAGATACAAAGGGTACTACATCAATCTCTTCATTCTCAAGAACAGTAGAGCCAACTAAACAAACCTTTCTTAATTCTGTTATTCCATCACCATCATAATCGGTTTTAAGAAAGCACTCATGTAACCAGTAAGTTCGTAGCCCTTGCTCACCATACTCATCTCCACCCCATCCTTCCCAGTATCGGGCAGACTTATCAAAAGCATAGCGTTCTAATCTTTCGGCAGAGAACTGCGTCATATCTTCATCGCCAGCGCCCAATTCATCTGCATCTAAGTCTGCGTCAGGATACATCTCCCTTAATTCTGATAATGTCTTTTCTACTCTGTGACAAATAAATCTAGCACTCTGTATATCTTTTGATTCTCTAGAAATAAGGAACTCAGAAGGAGGAACATTTTCTATTTTAACTCTACCTGTTTTTCTTGTTCTGCTTATAATGACATCATGATAAACAGTAACACCCATCATCTGATCTTCTTCTATATATTCTTCGTGATGAATTTCTTCTACATCAGGGTTAGATATTAGAATTTCATACTCCATATCATCAAGATGAGAGTATTCTTCTCTCTGTGGTTCATCATAATCATCCCACCATACTTTGACTATTCCATTCTTACTTAATAAAGCATCTGTAAACCATGAGTACAGAATCTCCCAACCGGGATTATCTTTAGTGAATACATAGTTAACGTAATCGGTAGCTTGTTCAGCCATAGCTACATCTTCTGGACCATGAGGTGTAAACTTAACCATCTCATCACCAGAAGCAAAGACCCTCATTAAAGAAGGTTTAATCCACTCCACTGTATCCTGCACTGTAGAGTCTACATACTGTGACCTACCCTCAACCTCATTGCCGAAAGGTAAGCTATAGTAATATTCCATAGCTTGCTCTCTCTGCTGAGAGATTGTATCGCCCATATACCCAAGCGAATCCGTAATCTCTCCCCGTATCCTAGTAACTAGTTCGTCATCTGATCTATCTTTTGCCATTAAACTATTCCGTAATTCCCATAATTAACCTCTTGCGTCCATGTTGGATCTTTACCAGATACAGCAAAACGCTGTGATTGAAATGCGTATCGTGTTGCAGACATAAGATCATCCCTAATTGGTACAACCTTATTAAATTTTCTGTGATACATTCTAAACTCTTCAAACCAATCTGTTAGAGTTGAGAATACCTTAAACTTATCAGCCTCTATAGACTGGAGCATCGCCATCAAGCCTTCCTCAACAGAATTAGAACCTTTATTTGTTCCCAATGCTGGTGGGTTAGAAAAGTGTTCCAATAAAAAATTACAACCTAAGTTCCTGTACTGGTCAGCAAGCCCCGGATTCCCCATGCTATCCCTGCGATTACCGTCATGTGGGTAGGCTATAGGAATAAAATGCGGTCTTACTCTTATGTTCTCCGCATGAACCGATGGACTTGCTTTTGATGCTCTATAACAGTCATATACATAAAATGTATCTGTTTCAGTGTCAATTGCACACCAAACTACAGCCGTAGGATGGTCCCAACCAAAGTCTATTGCCGCTATTCTCGGCCAATGTTCCTCAATATGAAGAGGATCTATCATAACTTTCTCTTCACCAAGGGGGAATACAAGCCCAGAACCTATAGATGGTCTACCATTTCTTCTCATATCCCTCTCATGTGGCGAATAAGAGGAAAGAATTTGTTGCATAACAGATTCATTTAAGTGACCATCTAACCCATTCATGGTCTTTACTTTCTCAGATGCGTCATCCCATGTCGCATTTATCAAAGCCTGACCACTCTGAAGGTTATTCATAAAGGATGCAACTGTCTCGGTCATCCCACTTTCAGGAGTGAAGGTCATGTAAACCATCCCCTTTCGGTCTAATGTCCTTGTAACTGCCTGAGAATAAATATCTCTTGATGGTTCTTCGTCCAACCATATACAATCTACACTACGTCCTTGCCATTTTTCTACACCCATTTCATAGGCTTTAAAGAATAAAGAAGAGTTCCCACCAGAAATATGCTTTACGAGGGCCACACTCTTAGCATTTGGGACTCCGGGCTTTCTTTCTGTTTTTATAATCAGGTCTTTAGGGATTGTTCCTGACCCGAAAGCCTCTGGATCATCGGGGGAACCCAATAATTCAAACTGTACAATGTCTCTTGTGGTTTCATTTGAGACTCCACCTGCCCATGCTACGATGGGTTGACGGTACACTCTACCCTCCCACCACTCAGGATAGATCCCTGTAAGGTGGTAACTTAACTCCATACTGCCACAATA